CCGCTTGTCTTATCTACTGCTACCTAAATTTTCATATAGCAGTTGGAAACATCTGCGTGATGCTTTCCGCCGTGACGAGTTGCCGGACTACCCCATCCGGCCGTCAGCGCATTCCCACCCCCGTGCCGCAGCCGATCGATCTCGTTGTTCCCAATGGATCAATGATTTCATCTGGCGTAACGGTTACCAACCCTACTCCGTCTCCATGTCCAACCGTGACATCGATGATGGTTTAGCTGGTCAGCGACATCGTTATGTCGCAAAGGATTATGCTTTACCGGTCGTCGATGACCCCATCGGTCATCGCGACGTGTTGAAGTTTGTCGACGTCGACTATTACATCGAGCCCCATCAACTGTTCGAGCCTTGTCGACCTGTCCTGCTCTACACGTTCCATGCCATACGACCGGCTGGCAAAATCCCTGATGGTTACTACACATCCACCGGTAACGTGCTCACCGTTACCTATGGTGGCGGAGCCACCTACCGCCACCAGGTATGGAATTACTTCACAGATCACGTAGTTTACCATCACCGTTGCGGTACAAGCGTGTGGTCGGTTGACACGCGCCCCACTGATGACCGTCACATCTTAGTGCTCCTAACGCCTATCGCCTTTGTTCCTTTCAAATGGCTTGACGGGCCGCAGTTTGAGCGCAAGCAGTATTGCGGCGACTTCCAATGGACACGAAGTTACCGCGGGGCCGACGCCTTCTATCACATGGCGTATGCTGGTAGCACACACTGTGTTACCGTGGCCGAGAGCACCCTTCGCGGCATGTTGGTCCGGTACGACCAGGCCAAACTGCCTTCATTGGCTGACTTTGAGCGTGTTCTCAATCATACTGCGGACAAGCGTGCTGTTGTTAACGCTCCGTTTTTGTTCCAGAACGTAGAGCTCGTGAGGAAAATGTTGAATCAAGCGCGGATGATGCCTGTTGAGATTGATCCCCTCAACTATCAGGCACCGGGGCCCCTTGTTTACGAGGATGCCGCCCCTACAGCCTCAACGGCTTGCCCACCGCTCGCCGACGGTGCTGTCGCGCCGGGGAAGTCCTTCAACAACGACACTCAGTGTGTTGAAGAGCGCCTCACGAAGATTAACAACACAAAGCAGCCCCCTCCTTTTGTCCAGAAGTGGGTTCGGGAGTTTATTATGTCGTTGGTACCCCCCCACATTCGTGGCACCGTCCGGCCGTGGAACATTGAGAGCGTCACTGATGCTCAGAACCGCCCCTCGCAACGCGCTAGCTGGCAGCGCGTACTTAACTGGATCCCATTTGTTAAGTTCGAGGTGCAGTCATTTCAAAAGGCCGAAACATATCCCGATGTTAAAGCTCCCAGGAATATTTCCACCACGCCCGCCAGCCACCGAACACTCTACGGCTCATATATCTACGCCATTTCCGAGCACATCTTGAAGCCCCAACCTTGGTACGCTTTTGGACGGAATTTGGCCGAGATCGCGCACCGTGTGCACCAGGTTTGTCGCGCTAGCCAGTTCGTTGTGCCAACTGACTTTTCCGCTTTCGATGGCACCCACTCGGAATACATGGTCTCTATGGAAGAGTTTCTCGGAGACCTTCTGTTTCACCCCGAGGTTCGAAGAGAGTGGAGAAGTCTATTGCGATGTCAGTACAACGCGAAAGCAAAGACTCGCTTCGGAGTACGCTACTCAACCAACCACACCCGGTTGTCTGGGTCAAGCGATACGTCCGCATTCAACACATTGGTCAACGCTACTGTCGCCTACTGCGCCGCCCGCCTCGACGGGCGAACCCACGAGCAAGCTGTGGGGATACTTGGTATCTACGGAGGCGATGACGGTCTCACACCTGATATACCAGAACATCAGTACAAGCGAGCCGCCGAGCTATTCGGAGTCAAACTCAAATTTGAGGTCCGCCGACCCGGAGACACAGTTGTCTTCCTTTCCAGGGAATTCCTCGATCCTTGGACGACCCCGAACTCCATCACAGACCTCCAGCGAGCGATCCGCAAGTGCCACGTTCAATGTAACCGTGGATATACACCCGAAGCCGCACTCATCAATCGTGCGCTCGGATATTTGGTGACCGACCGGCAAACACCAGTTCTTGCTAACTGGGCTAACGCTGTTCTCCGCATCTGCGGTGACTCCGCTCCCTTCATACCTTCGGAGCGTAGTTACCTGTCATTAGACGGAGTGTCACCTCCTCAATACCCGGCGATCCACCACCTTGTTCGCCGCGTAGCTTGCGACTCGCTGCAGGTTGACTCTGAGGTCCTCGACAAGATTTGTGAGGAACTCGATCGGGCACAGAGTCTGGCGGATTTTCCTACAGGCTACCTTGACCACTTGCGACCCCAAGTTAAGGTGCCGACTGTTTGGCGTGGTAATGTATTCATCCCTGACGAGTTCAGAGAGCAAAATGAGCAGCAAAACCAACGGCAAGAGTCCCAAGACCAGAGTGATGCCCAACCGTCAACGGCGCCGCCGCCGCCAGGCAGGCGGGCCGACACTCGGGTTGGGCGGACCCAGCGTCACCGCGGTGCAGAGAGGCGCACTAACAACCCTGTCTGTCCCCAGCGACACGATACGGTTCAGCAACCGCGAGATGCTCGGGTCGTGGACCATTCAAGCCAACGGTCGAGCGTATCTGACATTCGACCTCGACTGTCAGAATCTCCCGTGGCTCAAGAATGTCGCCGCCAACTACGCGTTGGTCAGGTGGCACAAGGTCCACATCATTTGGCCCGCGGGCGTCCCCACCACCGACGCCGGTCAGACAGCAACCAGCTTCGTGGCCGGCCGAACAGTGACGTGGACACTCGCCAGCAACGTCTCACCAATCACCGTAGTGAACGGGACGCGTTGCTCGGCAGTCACCCCCGTATGGGAGCCGCACAGAGTAGTCGTTCCAGCCCACCTCCTGTCGCGACTTCCATGGTACGACGCCAACGGCGGGACCAATCTCACATCACAAGCCCCTCTGGTACCCGGAGCCATCGTGTGCGCCAGCTCATGGTCCGGGATCACCGCCGGCAATAATGCCGTGCCTCCGCCTCCGGTTTGGATTGAATACGAAGTCTCACTTCGGGAGCCTGTCAACCCCAGTGTGGCATGACCGATCCCCTAGTCAAGACCGTGTCCATACCCACCGGAGTGCCTCCGGTGGCCCAGCCACCCCCAACCACCACTATCACGGTGGGGCCAACTACA